GTGAAAAACCGGGATGCGGCCGGAGACCAGTTTGTATGAACTGCATGATGTGCCAAACACAGCATTGCAGTTGTTTCGACTAAAAATACAAGACCCCAAAGAGATAATGTTTCCAGGAAACAGATGGTATCCAACCAAAGACGGCGACCCCGCCGCCTACGCGCTGATGACCAAGCATTACAGTTTCAACGCGTATGCGGATGGTCGCCGCCAGGATCCAAGATATCGAAATCGACACTTGTTTGTCGGACCTGGATACAAGATGGTCCTGATGACATCGGATTGTCTTGCGCTGTTCGTATGGCGCAAATTTAACGACGCATCGGGACAGCAGGGCATCAACTGTTCCGTGTTTCGAAACGAGGGACCACATCTATCGAGCGAGTTGATTCTGGAAGCCGAGGCCCTGGCTTGGGCCCAATGGCCAGACAAACGGCTATACACCTATATCGACCCAAGGCGCGTGAGTGCCAATCCAGGATACTGCTTCAAGTGCGCCGGTTGGATAATGATCGGCGTGACAAAGGTCAACAAATTGCATATTTTAGAAAAGCTTCCTGAAACCTGATCCCATCCCTACACCCTCTAAAAAGCCCCTGGTCATCCCCGGCCAGGGGCTTTTGCATTTGGGATATGAGTTGGGATAAGTTGGGATAAATTTTCTCGAACACGGCAAAGGTCCTGTCCTACTCCCACCATCTCACGTCGTAAGAAATAATAAGAGAAGAAATAATAAGAGGGGAAATGATAAGAGAAGAAAGAAATCTCTCACACGCCACAGTCTCCACTCCATTCCATTCCAACGCTCTCACGTCGTAAGAGGGGGTCTCCTCCTTCTCAACTCGACCATCCTCTCAACCCGAAGAGATCTCTCACACGCCGAAACTCCCACTCCATTCCAACTTCTCACGTCGTAAGAGCGGCCCTCGAAGCTCAGCCCGTTGGGGCGTCCCGCCAGCCCCAAACCCCGCGGCTGGGGGTGCCCCCCCCCGTCCCCCGCCCTTGGGCCGACCTGTAAAGCCGCGTTTTTGCCGCTTACATCAGGTCTGTAAAGGTCGGCCCAGGGTAAAAACCAGAACTTCGGATTGGAAAAGAGGAGACCTCACTGACACCAAAGCCCCGGACCGTCATCGGAATGACCATCCGGGGGAAAGACCGACACCAGGCTCTATCTCTCACACGCCGACGCCCTCGCCCCATTCCAACGCTCTCACGTCGGCAGAGCGGGATACTCTGCCGAGTACACCAGAATATCCCGCAAGAACGGAAAGCCACACACGTCGCAACCGCTACTCCATTCCAAATCTTTCACACGAAGAGCGGGGCAATCTGCCGAGTACAGCAAAATGCCCCGCAAGAGAAGAATCTCTCACACGCCAAAACCTCTACCCCATTCCAACTTCTCACGTCGTAAGAGCGGCCCTCGAAGCTCAGCCCGTTGGGGCGTCCCGCCAGCCCCAAACCCTTGCGGCTGGGGGCTCGCCCCACAGACCCCCAGCCCTGGCCGACCTGCGCTAGCTGCGTTTTTGTCCTGCGAAGCTTTCACGCGCGCAAGAAGGTCGGCTCAGGGTTAGAACCAGAATTTCAGATTGGAAAAGACCATCCGGGGGAAAGACCGATGCCAAGTCCCAATTGCCACTTCGCCACAAACTGCTATAATAGCACTATGCAAACAACGACCAGTCCGTCCGACAGAAGGCTATTCCGGGCATTTGGCAGGATACCCGGTGAGTCCTGGTGGCGCCAACGTGCGTCTCCCGCGTGAAGCCTCCGTGCTGGTCGTTTCCTCTTACCTGCCAACTCCACCAGTCTTACCGAAAAAGTAACGCAGATGAATGAGATTATAGCTGAAATCAACGAGGGTTTTTTACCAGTACGCATCTCGTGTCAGAGATGTTCTGGTACAGGAATAGACAAGCGAGGGACTTGCTCACACTGTAACGGACGCGGTAAACTCATCGTCTTACGCTGGAAATACGCCGGGCTCGACGAGGGCGACGAAGTGATAGAACTCTCGCTCGAAGAAATGCAATGACACGACCATTGCCAAAGCGAAGCAATTCTGTCACCACCACCCTGCTTGCCAACGAACCGAAAGGTGATAAGTGACCACCAGACTTCAAGTTACACTCAACGCAGAAGAAGCAAACGCCCTACAGCGTTTGGCGGCATCTGAGCTCCGCGACCCACGCGAACAAATCCGCTATATACTGCGTGAAGAACTAAAACGGCACGGGCTACTCCCCCCAGACGCCGATCCACTATCTATCCATCCCAACTCCACTGCCACACCCAAATTGAGCCGACACGCCAACAAAATGTAAAACCCAAACTTACATTTTGTAAGATCCAAACTTACATTTTGTAAAACCATTTCTTACACATCACAAAGCAAATGATGACACGGCCGTCAGCCTGGCGGAACAATTCTGTCACCATAACCCCACTTGCCAATCCCGAACAACCGTGCTAATATACCTCTGAAAGTCGTCCCGGTGTAGGTGGTCCGGCCCAAGCTGGATTGAGCCTTTTGCAGGCCGAGACGACACAAAATCAAGGTGTGGCCCCTTGCGGGTCGCGCCTTTTTATTTCACCAATCGAGCAAACTGGAAACGGCGGTCACCCTGACCCAACTTGCCCGATTGGAAAACAAGGCGTGGCCCCTTGTGGGTCGCGCCTTTTTTATTCCCCCGCCCGGGTAGGTCGGAGAGGACGGCCACTCCAATCCGACCTACCCGATTGGAAAACAAATGAAATTTCCTCAACCGATCCGCAACCTGGCATATAGAATAGCTTTCGCCACAGCCAGGAAATTAGCACTGAAACAGGAGCCGCCGTATGGGGCAAATATGCCCAGAACTGAGGAAAGACGGGAAGCCGTGCACAGCATGGGTGGTCGTGAAAAGCGATCCGCCACAATGCAGCGCCCATGGCGGCCGTAAAGACTCCACCGCCGAAGGCTCCACCGTCGGCGCCCCCCTCGGCAATACGAACGCTGTCACACATGGCGCCTACGCCCATCCCACGCCCCCACCCGTCGACCTCAACGCCCGCATCGCCGACCTGGATCACCGCATTCAACAACTTTCAGACTATATAGACAACGCACCACCGGATACCACCGTCGCAGATATGACCGCAATTATCGACCTGCACGGCCGACTCTCTAGCCGTCTGGGCCGATTAATGATGAATAGGCAAGCTCTCACCTCAACTGATGCTGATGAGCTGGAAATCGAACTGAGAAAAGCACTCGAAATTGCCAGCGACATCCTGGGAGTGAACCTACTATCAAAAAAAAGCACCTTACCAACCTAAGGCAAATACTCAAACGATTCGATGCGAATGGACTGCGCGCGATCTGTGAAGATCTCAACCTAAGCGTCAGCTACGACGACCTGCCCGGAAAGAGACACGGCACCAAAGCCGGCAAGCTGATCACCCACCTGGAGCGCCACGACCGAATACCAGATCTGATCGACCTGCTCATCGCCCACCACCCCGACGCCCTGCACCTCTCTACCAATCCCATCACCCGTGCTGCCACCACCTTCTTGACGAACATCTCGCATTTCTCCCACATCGTCACCCAATTGCCCCTTCGTTCCTACCAACTCGAACCCGCCCGTGCCATCCTGGATAGCGTACTCAACGGCCGTGGTATGACCTTCGCCGTCGAGATTGCCCGCCAGGGTGGAAAGAATGAGCTGAGTGGCCAGCTGGAGGCGTACCTTCTCAATCTCTATCGTCATCGAGGCGGACAGATCGTCAAGGCGTCACCGACCTTCAAACCGCAAACGTTGAACTCAATCCTACGTCTCGTAGAGAGGTTGGACACCGTTTGGAACCGGGGGCAATGGAGGAAACGCGAAAACTTTATGGTAGAACTCGACCGGGCGCGCGTGATGTTTTTCTCCGCTGATCCAACCGCCAAAGTGGTCGGTGCAACCGCTGATCTGCTACTCGAGTGCGACGAGGCCCAGGACGTCACCCCACTCAAATGGGGCAAGGACTTCGAGCCAATGGGCGCAGCGACAAACGTGACGACGGTGATGTGGGGTACCACCTGGACCTCCCAGACCCTGCTCGCCCAGACCATCGCCCACCTGAAGCGACTACAGATCAAAGACGGCCACCGGCGCGTATTTCGATACGACGCCGACGTAGTCGGAGCCGAGGTGCCGGCATACGCCAAGTACGTCAAAGCTCGAGTCGCCAAACTTGGCCGCAACCATCCCCTCGTCAAGACCCAGTATTTTCTCGAGGGAATCGACGCCACCGGCGGCCTGTTCTCCCCCATCCGGCGTGCGCTAATGCGAGGAGACCACGAGCGACAGCACGAGCCAACAGCCAGCCGGCGTTACGCGTTGCTCGTAGACGTCGCCGGTGAAGACGAAGTGTCCGGCGATGCACTCACCAGACAGATGCTAGAGAACCCGCGTCGCGACGCCACCGCACTAACCGTCGTGGAGGTCGAGATCAAGTACGGTCAGCTCCCACGCTACCGCGCAGTAGACCGTCAACTCTGGATCGGTACCAAGCACACCGCACTCTACAGCCAGATACTGACCCTCGCCCGCCATTGGAACGCCATCTGGATCGTGGTCGACGCAACCGGCATTGGATCCGGACTGGCGAGCTTTCTAGAGCTCGCCTTATCGGACAGGGTAATCCCTGTAGTCTTCTCTCCCAAGCTAAAGTCCGACCTAGGGTGGGGATTCGTCGGGATCGTAGAGACGGGGCGTTACAGGGACTATATCGCCGACGGTGAGCCAGAAACCCGCCAATTTTGGTACGAGGTCGAGGCGTGCCAGTACGAGGTCCGCCCAGGTCCTGGAAAACCCATCAAATGGGGAGTGTGGGAAGCCATCGCTTACGACGGCCTCATAGCCCACGGACACGATGACCTGCTACTCAGCGCTGCTCTCACTGCCATTCTCGACTTGCAAGATTGGCCCGCCACCGGCCCCAGCGCCATCGTCGAGAGTCAAGACGAAATCGAGGAGATGGACGATGCAGAGTGGTAAAAACCATGGAAACCATGGAAAAACGGCAAAACTTTTGAAATTGGGCAGCTCAAAACCTGCGCTTTTCGCAATACACAGAGATACTGACGAAAGTGGCGTAAGTGGAACTGGACACGTGCTCGATGGAGTTCTGTTTCACACCGGCCAGGTCGTGATATGCTGGCGGACAGACATAGAGGCCTCGCAGCACGGACACAGCAGCCTAGGTATCTATCCAAGCTGGGAAGCTTTTGAGTTCATTCATATCAAAAGTCATCCGTCAAACAAAACCAGAATTGAGTGGATTCAGAATTGACCAAGGTAGAATGGCGACAGAAAACCTGAGCTGAAGATCGACTTTTGTCACCACGGAGAAGATAAACTGTGGCTAATATAGATACATCCGTAAGACCTTTTCCAATTCAGGCAGGGAAACCGTACCGAGACGAAAAGTTCGGAATGGTCTACCCCAAACAGTGCACCATACCCTGGTGGTTGGCAGAGGTAGCATACAAAAGCTACGTCGCCAAATTTGGCACAAGCCAAAGTTTAGAACGTCTTGCAGAGCGCGGCGGGTTTGGTCGCAGAGAATTGCTCTACCTACTGGGAAACATAAAAGAGGAAGAGTTGTGAAGATGGTGGCAAAACACGATGTCCAGACAAACGATTTTGTCACCACTCAACCCAGGGTTATGTAGCGACAAGATCCTCCTATCCAGGAGATGCTCTTGTCACCACCAACACCTATAAACCGTCACATGTTATCTTAAGGCAGCTTCCGACTAGGAGTAATCATGCATCACGAAACAGAAATAAGCCAAGCTATAGAAGAGACAACAGCATTACCACCAACACCCTTGGGCCCGACTGGACGCTTCCCCGGCGGGAAGTTGACTGACAGAGACAAGGGAGAATTAGCTTTCGCTGTTAGCGTTTTCAATAGTAAGGTAATCATCAATTTTGGCAGACCAATCACCAGCCTGGGAATGAGTGCACGAGAAGCAAAGCAACTAGCTACTTTGCTACGCCAGAAAGCTGCAGAAACAAAACCGAAAAAGAAAGAATGGAAAAGACAAAGGAAAGCAAAGCCCAGGGCTAAATGACGACAGCAGTAATTCCACGTGGGCGCCACGACACGCATATTTGTCACCACCAAGCCCTATAAACCATCACATGTTATCTTAAGCCAACTTCCGACTAGATACATTATGTAAACCAGCCTGCCTGTGCGAGCACGCAGACAGGTTTTGAAATCGAGCATAAAATGACCGAAAACTACAAAACGATACGCCTATCAGACATCACCACGAGCATTACTACAGACATTACCGCCGTCTTGCGCATCATCGCCGTCAGCTCACCGTCGGAAATCAGCGACTTCATAGACACCACCATAGACGAGATCGAACGATTACGCCAGATCGAAAGCCACGCGCTAGAACTCTTAGCCGCAATGGCCGACAAAACCACGCCCACTCTCGACCATCCGGCCTGTAAGGCAATCCTGGAGCTAACAGTTGACCGATAAACAACGCTTCGGCAACATCACCGAGGCAAAAGGATTGAGTCTAGAAGCATTCGCGAAAGCAAGTAAAACGCTTCAGCAACAGATGACGGCAGTTGGCAGCCGCATGAAAATTGAGCAGCAGCTCGACATACTGCCACCACCAAAGAAAGTCGGCAACAAAATATTTGGACAGTCGCTTAGAGAATACATCGTCATATTTGATGATTTTCTCCAATGGCAGGCCACTGGCAAAATGGCAACCAACAGCCATAAACCAGCAATCATTCTACGTTGCTCAGGGTGTAACCTTCCCTGGGCTAAACTGCACAATGGATACCTGACCATCGAATCGAGGCACCACGGACAGAAACACACCAATGTCATCACCATAGACGAACTCGTACAGTTGAGCACACGATGAAAGCAAGGTAGTCCAAACATAGATAGTCGAGTACTACAAGACTCAAGCATAACTACAACTAAAAAGTGCGTCCAGTACGCCCACCAGTGCGCCACAAGTGCGCCCACTTGGTGGGCGCTTTTTTGTTCAAAACATCTAGTCGACCAACCAATAGCAATATTATGCCAACACTCAAAGAACGCATCGCCAGCTTTTTCTTCGGTAGCATCATCGAGCAAGCCGTCGACGCCGCCAAGAAAGCCGTCACTGCCACCATCACAGCCCGCGTAGACGACTCCCCTGGATGGGACAGACTCTCGGGGGGCGGACCCGCCGACCGGCCCTGGTTCGAGAAATACGAGGACCTCACCGACAACCTGGAGGCCTGGCGCAAATCATTCCTCATTCGACGCATAGTCACTCTCATCCACTCATACGTGATCGGCAGTGGCATCACCGTCACCTCAAAAGTTCCAAAGGTCGAGACATTCATCAGAGATTTCTGGAATCACCCAAAAAACAAGATGGACAAACGGCTCATCCCAATGTGCGACGAACTCACACGAACCGGCGAACTATTTCCCGTCATATTCACCAACCGCCTGAACGGCATGAGCTACATCCGAGTCATTCCCACCTCCGTCATCCCCAGCGTAGAGACGGATCCCGACGACTACGAGACCGAACTGCGCTACGAGCAGACAACGTTCGGAGAACCAAAGTTCTGGAATGGAATAGACCACAAACACGCCTTCAAGCGCGTCCGTGGCGGCCCTGGAGGAAAATTGCTACCGCTGATGCTACATTTTGCGGTAAATCGCCCCATAGGGAGCACCAGGGGCGAGTCCGACTTGACCCCCATCGTGCCCTGGGCAAAGCGCTACAGCGAATGGCTCAAAGACCGTGTCAGGTTCAATCGCCGCCGTACCCGACAAGGACTCCTAGACGTGGAGATCGCCGACGATGGCCTAATCGAAGCAAAACGCGAACAACTCGCAACCAGCAACCCGTTAGAGCACGGTATCTACGTCCACGGCAAGGGCGAAAGGGTGATACTGCACTCTCTCTCAATCGGTGCCGGAGACGTCAAAGACGACGGCAGGGTCCTCAGACTAGCCGTCGCCACCGGCGCAAACATCGGCCTGCACTACCTCGGCGAGGGCGGAGACACGAATTACGCAACCGCCAAAGAAATGGGCGAGCCCACCTCCCGCTTCTACACCAACCGCCAGACCGCAATCCGAGGCTTTCTGGTCGACCTGGTCACCGTCGCATACAAACGCAAAGTTGCACTGGAATACACAGAGATGCCCGCCGACGGAGACCTGCAAATCACCACCTCGGTCACGGAAGTCGCCCGCGCCGACAACGCAGGCCTCGCCGCCGCTGCGCGTGACATCGTCGAAGCCCTCAACGAAATGAAAGCCCACGGCTGGATCGACGATCGCACAGCGATCAAGTGGGCCTTCCAATTCGCCGGCGAGACGATCGACGAGAAAGAAATAGGCCGTATCCTCGCCGGCAGCAACGAGGAACCAAAAGAAGAGCCCGCCAAGTAAACCAACACAAAGGAGCAAAGTCCAAATGCCAAACGACATCGGTATTGTTTCTCAGAAAAACCCAAGCATCAAAACACATAACGGCAGAGTGCTATTAGCCCCAACCGAGCAGACCGGCCGGCGCGAATACGAGTGTGTATTTATGCAACCCGGATTCGTGAAACGGGCCGACCAGGAACCATCCAACTGGCTCATCCCCGCTCGCACCATCCGCGCCGCTGTCGAACTCTTCGACGCTCGCCCAGTCTATCTCGACCACCCCGAACGTTTCGGCTTCTGCGGCCATCAAGATCCCCGTGTCCGCAACATGGCCGCGGTAACGTTTAACCCACACTGGGACGAGAAAAACAACGAACTGCGAGGCAACATTCGTCTCTACGACAAAGACCCCAACAGTACCGGCGCATTCGTCGGCGCTCTATTCGACCAGATCCTGGAGGACAAGCAAGCCGAACGTGAAACCCCACCGACGGGTCTCTCCGCCGTTCTATTTCACGAGTCCGAATTCGATCAAGAGGAAGGTGTCCGCATCTCCACAGAATTCGTCTACGTCGAGAGCGTCGACATCGTCTACGATGCCGGGGCCGGCGGCTACGTTCGCGCCGCCCTAGCCGTTCTTGGCAGGGAAGTCCCCCGCCACTTTTACGTTCCAACCGTTCCAACCGTTCCCGTTCCGGGCGGAACCCCAGCCGGGGGCATCGCCCCCCATATCATCGGAGGTCCAGAAATGCCAGCAGAACTAACTCCCACCGAAACCGGGGGCACAAATCAACAGCCCCCACCCAAAGCGCCTGCTCAAGCCGATCCATCGGACTTTACAGCAGACGCACTTTATTCGCTTCTCCAAACCGCTGTCCAGGATCTAAACCAAGCCTCGGCCAACGCTCAGGAGATGACCGCGCAGGCAACCGCCAGCGCCCAGGAGCTAAACGCTCAAGCCGCCGCAGCTCTAGCCCAGGTCGGTCAGCCCCAGGAGACCGAACCCGAGCCAGAACCGTCACCCACCGACATCCGGTTGAATGCGCTAGGCAAGGCTATCGAGCAGATCACCGCCATCCTAGCCGAGCAGGAAGAAAGCGCGACCATCAAGGAAGTAGGACAGCAGATACTACGACCTGGACACACGGGCATCAAGCAAGTAGAGATCGCCCTCGAGGCAATGCTGTCCGGAGTGCGACCACCTTCCGACGTCGCCCCCCTATCCGGCATCCGCGAGTTGTACTACTTACTCAGTGGCGACTGGGAAATGACAGGTCTCTTCCACGAGGACCGTATCTATCTCGCCAACGTCGATTCATCCACCATGGCCAAGATCACCGCCGACGCACTCAACAAGCGAGTGATGGTCGAGTTCCAAGTGTACCCGCGTTGGTGGGAACGCATCACCACGCCACAGGACTTTACCACCCTCCAGGACGTCAAATGGATCAC